TACACCGCTGAAGATGAGTACGCGGCTGAAGATGAATATTCTGCTGAAGATGAGTATTCTTACGATGACGAGTACGCATATGAAGGCGACGACATTGAATACGATGTGAAAAAAGGCGGCTTGATTCATATGCAAGAAGGCGGCGACACAGAGGGTGAAGAAGAAGACGGTGAGCCAGTCGAAGAGGAAGAAAACGAAGACGGCACTATCACGCAATATTTTGATGATGGCTCTTCCATTACTTACGACGCAGACGGTGAAGTTGTTGAGGTGACAGAAGCCACAGAGGATGAAGAAGCCCCAGCGTTTGCTACTCGCGGCATTACCGTTGGCGCAAATGGTCAGCAATACGAGAACCCACTGACTGCCGCTGAGTATCAGGACGAAAGTCGATTGACTGGCGCTGACCCTACTCGTTTGCAATCATTCCTTGATGACATTCCAAGAACCAGTGCGGTGACTGGTGGCGACTCTAGTGCTATTACCACCACGCCTTTGGAAGGTTGGCCTGATGGCTTTGTTGACAACGGTGACGGTACGGCCACTTATGTGGACGACGACGGTAGCACCTTGACCATTGACGCCGACAGCAACATCGTGTTTGTAACTGATGCAAACGGCGAGGTCGTTGCACAAGACAACGAGCCAGTCACAACTGGCGGCTTGACTCAAGCAGGTCAAGGCAACATTCAATACTTTGACGACGGCTCTAGTATCGAGACATTTGATGATGGTTCAACCATCACTTATGACTCTGATGGCAATGTGTTTGATACTACTGACGCATACAGCACAGAGTACGACGATGAAGGTAACGCTATCGTGACAGATGGCTACGGCAACATCGTGTCTGTCTACGACCCTCAAGGCAATGTGATTCCTTTGGGCGGAGGTCGCGTAACTGGCCCCACGCAAGTAACAGGTGCTGGTGGTACGGGTGCGGTTGGTATCGATAACGAAACACCTGTCCAGCGAAGAATTCAAGAGCAACAAGAAGAAAGAAGCACCAAGAGCGCAATTGATAACTTGCTTGCAGGTTTGAACACCTATGGTGGCGCAGGCGCGGCTGGCGCTGTTCTTGGTGCCTTGCTGAGTGACTCCGACCTGTTTGGCGGTGGTGGCGGTGGAGGTTCTAATTTTGATATGACTGGTGTTGGTTCAATTGATCCGCGTACCACTGACTTTGGCATTGGCCCAGCACGCTATGTCGGTTACGACGAGTACGGTACGCCAGAGCAGATGCCTGAACTCTATGGTCAAGAGTTGTATCAGAACTTGAACGCCCCCGGCTTCAACGAGGTAAACCCCGGGGACTACGCACGATACGACGCACAAGACTCTGGTCTCGACCAGTTCATCGAAGGCGACGCGCAAGACCAAGAGATGGCCGATGAAGGTCAGGCTCAAGGCATGGCTGATGGCGGTATGCCACAAGGCGGCTTGGGCCAGACATCGCCCCAGACTTACTACACCTTTGGCACACCTGTTGACCCCTTGCAGAACTTGCGCAACCCTGCGCCGTTCCAGCAACAGCCACAGCAACCACAGATGGCCCCACAACAGCAAATGCCCCAACAGCAGATGCCACAGCAACAGGGAATGCCGCCGCAGGGAATGCCACAGATGGCTCCCCCGCAACAAATGCCTATGGGTATGCAACCCGCAGGTATGAAGAGCGGTGGCCTGCCTGCTTGGTCAAATGTGCCAATCACGCAAGGTCGTCTGAACTTCCGCCAAGGCGCGGCTGTCCACGGCGCTGGTGACGGCCAGTCTGACGACATCCCTGCAATGCTGGCTGACGGCGAGTATGTGATTGACGCTGAGACCGTAGCGCAAATTGGCAACGGTTCTACAAAAGCAGGCGCACAGGCTTTGGACAAATTCAGGGAAAATATCAGAATGCATAAGCGGTCTGCACCTGTGAACAAGATTCCGCCAAAGACTAAGGCGCTTACTTCCTACTTGAAAGGAGCCAGATAATGGCTGGACTGTTTCAGGGTGACCCCCTACCAGATGTAACGACGACGACGCAAACGCAAGCGACTGCGCCAGAGTTCTATACCAACTACCTTCAAGACATTGCCAACCTTGGTCAGAACGCCGTCCAGCAGGGCGGTGTGGCTGGGTTTAGCCCACTGCAACAGCAAGCCTTCCAAATGGTTCCTGATGTGGCATTCTCTGGCGCTGGCTCAATGGGCGCGGCATCCCAGTTAATGGGTCAGGCTGGTACGACCACCATGCCTGATGTGGTGGCTGACTACATGAACCCCTACTCCAGAGGAGTGGTGGATGAGATGGGTCGCTTGCAACAGCGAAGCATTCAAGAGAACATTCTGCCAAACCTAAATGCGGCGGCTGTTGGCTCTGGTCAGTTTGGTTCGCGCCGTCAAGCGCAGGTGACTGGTCAATCATTGCGTGACCTTCAGTCTGATTTGTTGGGCAAGCAAATGCAAGCCCTTCAGTCTGGGTATACAGAGGCTGGCAAGTTTGCACAGCAAGACCTGACTCGCGCCCTACAGGCTGGTCAGGGTTTTGAGAATTTGGGACAGGCACAGCAAGGCTTGGGTTTGTCTGGCCTCAAAGCGATGAGCGATTATGGTGGTCAGCAACAGGCTCTCGGCCAGAAGATGCTTGACTACCCAATGGCGCAAGCGCAGGCGTTCTCTCAGTTGATGAAGCAGTACCAAGTCCCCGGTGGCTCGATTGAACAAAAAACTGGCCCACAGGCTGGTGCATACTCAAACAGCCCCCTGTCTCAAATTGCTGGCCTATTGACTGGTCTTGGCGCATTTATGAAAAAAGACGGCGGCGCGGTAGTGATGAAGAACGGTGGCAAGGCCCAACGATCAAAAGCCCATGCCTATTTGGCACGCGGCGGTACAGTAAAAATGGCGAGGTAATAAATGGCAACACCACAATCACAAGGTGGGTTGGGAGCAATGGCTCCCGTAAGACCTCCTGCACCAAGCGTACAGCCTGCCCAGCCACCTAACCCTGCGCAGGCCGCACAGCGCATCTCTGGCTTAGAGCAAGAAGCCCCCGCTGAAGAAGACTTCATGGAGCGTGCTTTGCGCAATAAGCGTGCGCAGGAAGAGGCTTTGAATTCACAAATTGAAGCGTTGAAGAACAGTCTTGACTCGCGCATGAAGCCAGCGTTTGACCCTGCCTTGATGGCGGCGGCTTCTGGTTTTTTGAGACCAACAAAGACAGGCGGCTTTGGTGAGTCTGCTGGCTACGCCGCTGAAGCGTATGCATCAGAGACTGACAAAGAGTTGGCCCGCAGGCAAGCGGTTGACAAGGCCAAACTTGAGTTGGCCCAAAAGCAAGCCGCAATGCAAAGCCAGAACCTGATGTTTGAACACCAGATGCAGATGGCTGGCTACGATCCCAAAGAGTTGACCACCTTGGTAACTGGCCCTGCTGGTGGATCACCACTTGCTGGCGCTCCCGTTGGTGGCGCTCCTGCCGCTGGTGGTGCCCCTACTGAAGGTGCCCCTGCGGCCAAACGCGCACCGCGTGAGCCACGAATGATCACAGAGCGTGACATTCAAATGGCCTACGCCATCAGCCCTGAGTACGGCAAGCAAGTCATGGATCAGGCTAAGTTCCAGCAAGATGATTTGATAAGCACACCACAGGGCATGGTCAGCAAAAGAACCCGTCAGGCTGTTGATACTGGTCTTGATACAACTATTGAAACATCTATTCCTTTTGTTGGCGTCGAGAAAGTTACGCAAAGACAACTGAATGAGATTAAGCAGTTGAACGCGAAGTACCCCCCGGGAAGCCCAGAACGCGCAGATCAGTTTGCACGCTACTACTCCGCCAACGGTATTGCTGGAACCACATACACGCCTCCTGCGGATGGCAAGCCATCTTCTGCTGAATCCAGCATGAAGACCTCCAGCCAAAGAGAGATTGAAAAAACCGCTGAAACTGAAACGCAAAAAGCGCGGATTAAGACATCGGAAGAGCGTGCGTCCACATTGATTGATCGCGGCATGGCCGCAGACAACACCAAGCAGATTGCATTGGATATGTCGGCCTACGCTGACAGCAACCCTCGTGCATTCCAATTGATGCAGACAGCAACTCTCAAGGACGCTGTGTTGCGTTCTATTGAAAAGGGTGGCGCTCCTCTAAACATCAGCCCACGAACAATCTTGGAATACAAATTGCAAGACAAAGACATCGAGGCACTGCAAATGTTTGCCCAGAAGTCTGCTCAATTGACTGTTGAGTTGCGCAAGGCGTCGAGGGCACCCGGCGAGGGCGCAACCACAGAAAGCGAAGGTCGTTTGTACTCTCAGGTCGAGGCACTGCCCTCAGACACTGCTCGTGTCATTGGCCTCAAGTCCGAGTTGCTTTCACTGCGTACTGACTACGACAAAGCCGCCGCCACGCTGTGGGTTGAGTGGCGCGACCAGAACCCCGGGAAGTCGTTCGACAAATTCCGCCTCAGTTCTGATGAGTTCAAGGCACTGCGCAAGAGTTACGACTCCACGCTGGAGGCTGTGCGCAAGGCCAACACTGACTTGCTTAGTACCAAAACACCATCAGCAACACCTCAAACAAAGCCGCCAAGTGGACAGCCCACTGGTGGCCGAAGCAACGAGCGCGTAATTGATGGTTACATTTGGGAGAGGCAACCTGACGGTTCTTGGTCAAACAGCGGAAGGAAAGCCAAATGACATCGGTCGCTGACTACAACAACAACCCCGGGAACCTGCGGCCTAAGGGCTTTACTTACAAAGGCCAGATCGGGGTTGACGACCGAGGCTTTGCCATCTTTGAAAACAAAGACGCTGGCCGCAGTGCGTTAATTCAGGACATCCGAGCCAAGCAACGACAGGGTCTTAACAACCCCGAAGCGTTCATAAACAAGTACGCGCCAGCAATGGCCGAGAACCCTGAAGAGGGTCGCGAAAACTACAAGATGAAGATGGCTCAACATCTTGGTCTTAAAAGCACGACTGATCCATTCCCTAAAGGGTCTGAGGAAAAACTTGCCGATTTGATTGCCTCCTTTGAAGGCGGTCAGCCAATTGAGCCAGCACAGAAAAAAGAACCGTCAGCCACTGACCCGTTTGCGGGCTACGAGCCAAAGGCCAGAACAGATAGCGGCAAAGACTTGCCGCCCTTGCCAGAACCTGAAGGGTCTAAGACCGAGAAGGTCATGGGCGCGGTTGCTGACGCTGGTGAGTATGTTGCAACCAAAGCGTTGGAGAACCCAGAGATTCCAGCCGCCGCAGGCATTGGGCTTGGCAAGGGCGTCCTTGAAAAGATATTGCAAAGCCCTGAAAAGCATTTGGTTGGTGAGGGCGAGAAGACGCCTCTGCAAGTGCAGGCGGCAAAAGATGCGGCCAAAGCGGCTCAGACTAAAGTTGGCGAAATTAAGCGGGTTGTTTCAGGTCGTGAGCCAATTGATGTTGAGTCCCTCCAGCGTGAATTTGATATGCGCAAGATGGGTAAAGAGTTGATGGAAGATGAGTTGCGTGAAGCCCAGAAAAACTTGAAGGGCTTGCCAAAGACTTATGTCCCGCCAGAAGTCCCTGCCGTGTCAATTGCGGGTGAAGCCGCTGAAGACATTGCGTCTGGTCGCGCCTCTGGCCCACGGGTTGAGGGAGACTCTGGCGTTCGCAATTGGATGAAGCAAGAGGCTGGTCAAAGGCATCAAATTCCAGAAGCAATTTTGGATTTGGCTACAGACAAAACAAAAGACAGCCCAACGGGTGCAAAAAGGTTGATTGAAGAAGACCTCAAGCGTCTTGAGAAAATTCAACAACTTGGTATGGGTGACACTAAATTGGCAACCACGCCAAGCGGTGTGCAGTTGCAATTGCCAACCAATGTGGCGGCTGACTTTGAGGGCCAACTTGCCGCAAAGCAAGCGCAAGAAGCCTCAGAGCAGGCGGCACGCGCCCAAGCAGATGAAGCCAAGCGTTTGGCCGCAGAAGCCGATCTTGCCCGTAAGCGTCAAATGGCAGAACTGCGGCTTGAGCAAGCCCGCAAGTCTAAGATTGAGGCTGGTGAGCGTGCCGCTGATGCAAAGAGAAAGGCAAACACTGCCAAACAGCAGGCGGCATCTCAGGCAAAGTCTGATGCTGGCAAACTAGAGACCGCTCAGATCAGCGCCAGAACTGCACAGCAGACTGCCAAAGAAGCGGCGGCGGCTCAACCAAGTGGCCTGACAATGGCCGCTCGTGAGGCTGGCCGCAGGTTTTCCGAGAAGTTGCCCGTCATCGGTAATGTGCTGGGTGCCGCTGGCGCTACCTTGTCAACGCAAGAGGCTGTGGATCGATACAAACAAGGCGACTACTCTGGATCGGTTTTGGGGGCCATAGAGGCCGCTTTAAACACCGCGTCGATGGCACCGCCTACCAGCCCAGCAGGATTGGCTATAAAGGGCGTAGGGGCCGTCGGAAGCATTGGCATGATCCCTGTTTGGATTGCCCACGATTATTTTGGAAACAAAGGCCCGTGGTCACCAAAAAAAGAGCCACAAAAGGCCCACGGTGGGTTAACATTGATGCGGTAGTTGCAGTTGCCACTCTCCTACCCTTGGCCCCCAGCAATGGGGGCTTTTTTATTGCTCAAGGAAATCGGCTTGACCGATCTTTAGCGGGCCACTCTTGACGCGCCATTGCAGATTGCTTTGATTGTCGATGGTGTACATGATCAGCCACGACAGCATCTCTGCACTCAAGGTGTCGCCGCACTCGGAGACATCCCAGTATTTGATCCCTTCGACCTCGCGCTCGGTAACGATGGCTCCAGACTTGTCTGGGCGCATCCACAGGGGCAAGGTGTCCTCCTTCAGCCACACGCATTTGTAGGTCTTGCAAGGGTCTTCTGGGCGGGTCTCGTAGATGCCGCAACCCTTGTCAAGGTAGAAGCAGGGGCGACCCGGCTGGAAGGTGTGGCCGTGGGCCTCTCCACTTAGCCAGCCCTCACAGCAGGCCGTGCATTCACCGCAGGCGCGTGCTGGCAGTATCGGTATCACTTTGTCGGTCATGCGTTTCCTGCTGGCGTAACAAAAAGAAGTTGCGTCTGGATGAACTGCCGCTGGGCCTCTTCGACACCAGCGTCAAATCCTGCCGAGAACGCATCCATCAAGGCTTCGTCTATTTCGGCCTCTGATTTTCCAACGAGCGGGAGACCTCTAGGTTCATATGGCTTACGATCTTCACGCATCTTTGATGTTCCTTTGCGGCAATGATAGGCTCAACATACGCCGCAATTTTGTGCGCAAATTGAACGATGTCTACATCGTCAGCAACAACCGCATTAGGTTCATGCAGATCGCAGTAGAAAAAAATTTGTTTGATGGTTTCTTCACTCAGCATTTTTGTTCTTCCAGAGTTCCCAGTTGATGATAGTGGTTCGTGCAATTGATCGTTGCGCCAGCGCCTTGTAGGGATTGATGTCATTGTCGAGAAACTCTTCAACAATCATGTCTTTTTGCAGGAACAGTTCTTGGCGCTCGGCCTTTTCCTTGCTCTCCCACAAAGAGCCATCGCTGGCTTTGAATGCTTCTATTTTTTCCATGATTACTTGTGGTCGTTCTTGAGTTGCCAGAATGCCAGAAGGTGCAGGAACATCTCCCAGCCTGTGTTCAGGTCTTCGAGGGGCCACTCCTTGACCACCACGAGACCCGGGACATTGCGCGAGACAAACACATTGGCACACCGTGCGGTGGGCACACCAAGGCCAACGCGGTACGCGGCCAACTGCATCAGATGCTCATCGTATCCACCAATCTTGTCTGGGTCGGTAAACTCTTTGGTTTTGATGTCAGCCACAAAGCCGCCGTCCGATTCAGAATAGAGGTCGCATTTGCCCCCAAAGCCTGCCTCGTGCGCAAAGGCTCGTTCGCTGATCCATGTGCGTGGGCCAGCCCAGTTGTCAATTGCTTGCGTGCAGGCGGCAACCATCTCGGCGTGCTTGCCTGTGTTCTGTCCTTCATAGTGTCCTTGTATCGATGCATGGATGTCTGTTCCAGCATCCGCCGCAGAACGACCCTGTTCTTTGGAATCGTTGATGATTCGGTCGATGTATTCCTTTTCAGGTTCGTCTGGGCGGCGTGGAAGCGTTAACGCCGCATACAACACTTGCTGTTGCATCCAAGCCAGCAAGGCTGGTTTCGCGGCGATGTTAAGGATTGTAGTGACACTGGGCACCAAGTTCATTGTGCGGGCGTCGCGCAGAGTAGTGTTACGCTGACCCCCCTTCTTGGCCTCTACGGTGTACATAGGCACGCCATCGCGGGTGTACCAGTGATTTGACTCAGATGCTCGTGGTGCTGATGCTTGTAGCATTTTCTTTCTCCAGTTTTTTCTTTGCGTGATAAGCCTTTACTGCGGCACCTATTCTTGCTCGACCTTCTGCGCTCATTGTTGATTGCTTCCGAGGCTTCTTTGCCTCTGGTGTCTTGCCCTCAAGCACTTTAATCTTGGCCTTCAAGTACAAAATCTCAGTGTTCGCGTCAGCAAGGCTAAACCGCAAACTTTCAATTGCGTTCTGTATATTGATTTTTTCTGCGTTTGAAATAAACATAGCCACTCTCCTTTGGTTTAAAACGGGATGTCGTCGTCCATATCGTCAAAGCCTGAACCTTTGGAGGCACTTGGGGCTTTGGCGGATTGATTGCCTTGACGGGCCTGCCACTCAGGTGACTGCTCGATTTTGGCGCGAAGGTTGTCACTGAAGGACTCAAACATATCCATGTCTGGACTTTCAATGTAGAACGCGGCGCACTTGTTGTGACCTTCAGGCAGATTCGCCTTCATGGCCTTGGGCACCGAGTTGATGTTAGCAATGTTGGTGTACTCTTTGCCGTTGTTGCCCACCGCCTTGGTGATCGCAATCATGGCCCAAGCGCCAAGCACATTGTCAATTTGAAAACCGCGCAACTCGTCGGCAGTGAACTCACGGCCACGCCAAGTCTGTAGGTCTTTTCGCAGGGTGGCTTTCTCAGCCAGTGACAGCGTGAAGTTCTTGCTGATTGACATCGGCTCACCCTTGGCCGTGACCAGTGGTTTGCCTGCGTCGTCTTCGCCATGCACTTCAAACTGCAACATGACCTTCGGCAGGTTTTTGATCTGTCCAAGGTATTCGCTTTTTTGTGTTCCAAGGTCAACGATGCGGTAGCACCGCGCCAAGTACATCCCCGGGGGCACTGGGGTAAAGGTTCCGCCGCCGCCACTTTCTCTCGCTATTAAAGCCATCATTCGCTCCTAGTTTCAGTTAATTTTGGCCGTCTAGACACCCCGCACTCAAAGCGGATGGTGTTCCAGTCGTCCTCGTTTGCAACGCCTGTCTCAGCCCGTTCTAGAGCCTCCTCAAGCATTTGTTGCCTCTCCAGCATCGCTTGGTTGTATTCCTCTTCGCTGTGCATACACTCTTCCTTCGCTGTTGATGTGTTGGTATCATACACTCTTTAACTTATTTTGCAATAGTGCTTGCACAAATGATTTTTTGGTGTATGATCAAGTTTCACTAACACAAGGAGTCACGATGACATTAGAAGATTTTTTTGAAGACAAGCCACGGGGGGCGAAGATTGCGTTGGCACGACACTTGGGCATAACCAAGCAGTGGATGGCGGCAATCATCACAGGACGCGGGTTGGCAAGTGCAGAGGTTTGCGCCGCGATTGAACGGTACACAAAAGGCAAGGTGTTGCGTGCAACATTGCGGCCTGACATTTTTGGAGAACTCAAGTGATCTGGTACAAATTCTATTTAGGCGACTACATCACACACACCAACCACCTATCGGATGCCGAAGACTTGGCATACCGCCGCCTGCTTGATTTGTACTACATCAGCGAGAAACCAATCCCACTTGAAACCGAATCGGTTGCACGCAAAATCCGCCTTGATTTGGATATAACCGAATCGGTTTTGGAGGAATTTTTTGACAAGGGTGTTGACGGGTATCGCAACAGTCGTTGTGATGCTGAAATCGCGAAGTACCAGCATCAAGTTGAAAATAATCGACAACTCGGAAAGCGAGGCGGCAGGCCGAAGAAAACCGAATCGATAACCGAAACGAAACCGAAGGTTAACCCTAAACAGATACAGATACAGAATAAGAATATATCGTCGGTGACACCGACAACATCACGATTCAACGACTTCTGGTCTGCATGGCCTTCGTCAAAAAGGAAGGTTGCCCGCGCCGAGTGCGAGAAGAAGTGGGCCAAGCACAACCTCGAAATGGTGGCCGACACCATCATTGCCAGCGTGAACAAGTTGAAGCGCACCGAGCAGTGGACATCAGGCTTTGACCCTGCGCCTTTGACCTTCATTAACCAGCGCCGCTGGGAAGACGATTCAGGCGAACAGCAGGCAACAGGTCGGAGGGTGATATGACCCCAGCCGAGCGTTTTGTTTCGCGTCTAGGCAAGGTCAGGGGCCGCAATGGTTCATGGACTGCACAGTGCCCAGCACACGAGGACAAGTCACCATCTCTGTCAGTTCGGGAGACCGAAGATGGTCGCGTGCTGGTGCATTGTTTTGGTGGTTGCGCGGTGCATGATGTGGTCGGTGCAGTCGGCATGGAAATGAACGACTTGTTCCCACCAGAAGACAAAAAGCGCGACTGGAACGATACAGGCAAGCCCAAGGTCAAGCCAGCGTTCTACGCCAGCGACCTCTTACGCATTGCGTCGTTTGAGTGCTTGGTGGTGATGCTTGCGGCATACGACATGAGCAAGGGCAAACAACTCAGCAATGAGGACATGGAGCGATTAAAAGTGGCACAACAGCGAATTGAGGAGGTAGTGGTATATGCAGGTGTCTGAGATACAAAAACGGGCCAAGGAATTGGACGAGGCGCGGCGCATTCGGATTGTCAAGCCTGATGAGGTTGACTTCGAGAAGTACATCAAAGCCAACGATGTTGGTCAGAAGGTACGCGGCGCAATGGAATTTTTAGAAGAGGTGCGCGAGGACTTCATCAACCCCAAGGAGGAGCCGCACCAAACAATGCCGTGGCCGAAGACGCACCAAGGTTTTGGTTTTCGCGCAGGTGAGGTGACGCTGTACGCTGGCGGCAACGGTGGCGGCAAGTCAATGGTCACTGGACAGATTGCTTTGCATTTGATCAAGCAGGGCCAGAAGGTAATGATTGCATCGTTTGAGATGAAGCCCAAGCGCACATTGACGCGTATGCTTCGACAGTTTGCAGGCGAGAACATTTACAACCCGATGTATGTGAACAAGCAACAGCACTTGATGGACTTGGTCACTAGGTTGCAAAACTTTTCGCACGGCAAGTTGTGGCTGTACGACCAGCAGGGAACGGTTACATCACAACAGGTCATTGCAGTGGCCCGATACAGTGCAGTTGAGTTGGGTGTGCAACACATTTTCATTGACTCGCTGATGAAGTGCGTGTCTGGTGAAGACGACTACAACGCACAGAAGATGTTCGTTGACGAGTTGACCGCGCTGGCGCGTGACCACAATGTTCATATTCATCTAATTCATCACATTCGCAAATTGCAGTCTGAAGAGATACAGCCAAACAAAAACGACATCAAGGGTTCGGGTGCGATTAGTGACCAAGTTGACAATGTGCTGATGGTCTGGCGCAATAAAAAGAAAGAGCATCAAGCGCAGAACGGCCCAGTCGATCCAATGATTCCTGA